CTGGTTACTTGAGCAAAGCTGACGTTATTTCGTCTTACTCAGGCGGCGACTATGACGAGACAATCAGTGCTTTGGCAAGAGAGCAACAGTTTGCTGCTGAAGCTGGCATCCAGTTAGATAAGGATTTGGATTTAACTGACGAAGGCACGCAGCTTGAGTTGCTTGAATCACCACAAGCTCAACCCACTCGCAAACAAAGCAATGGCAAACGTAAACGGAGTTGAGATTGACCTCATGCCCAACGAAGGCATGAGGACTGAGGCTCAGCGTTATAGGGATTGGAAATCAGAGGGTGAAGCTGGTGGCACTGATGTTGCTCGCACCCGTGCTACTCAAATTTTGAGTGGTAATGAGTTATCGGCAGACACAGTAATTCAAATGTCAGCTTGGTTTGCCAGACATGAGGTAGACAAACAAGGCAAAGGATTTAGCCCTGGAGAGGAGGGTTATCCAAGCAATGGAAGAGTTGCATGGGCTGCATGGGGTGGTGATGCTGGAAAATCTTGGTCAGATGCCCGTTCAAAACGTATAAAAGCTGCGCGTGAACGCTCAGAAGTCATTGAACTAGAGCGTCCTTATCCCAACGAGCATGCGGCTCGTATTGCGAATCCAGGCAAATTTGATCGATTTAGGCGCTTTAACGACCGTGGAGGCGCCGGAATCGACTTTATTCTTGGCGTCATCGATGAAGATGATCGTAGTGAGTTGCAGTCGATAAGATTCAAGGTGAGTCGTTATACGGCTAGTGAAGCTAGACAGTGGCTTCGCGATAATGAATACGAACCTCTTGAGTTCGAGCCCGCCACCAACGAAAAGGCTATGGAACCTGAAACTCAACGAGCAGCACCAGACGCTCTGAAAGTAGGGGATTTTGTCTCCTGGAACAGCTCTGGTGGTCGTGCTCGTGGATTGATTGAGCGAATTGAACGCGATGGCAGCATCGACGTTCCTGACTCAAGCTTCACTATCACTGGAACCGCTGATGATCCAGCTGCTCTGATCTGTCTCTATCGCGACGGCGAAAAAACCGACACTCGTGTCGGCCATAAATTCAGCACGTTGACGAAAATTGCTCCGATCAGGGAGGCAGAGGTTGAGTCAACTTCTAAGCGAACGAAGCTTGGAGAGCCGCTTAGCCGAACTGAGGCCTCTGTCATTAGAAGCCTGCCCGGCGAGGATCGCAGCTTTGAGTTTCCTTTTAGCTCTGAGTATCCGGTCAAAAGATACTTTGGTGACGAAGTATTGAGTCATGAGTCTGGTGCGCCGGACTTTATGCGGCTCAACGATGGTGCGCCATTTTTGTTTAACCACGATCCAAACAAAGTTTTGGGTGTGGTTGAGCGTGCGTATCTAGATGAGGAAGAAAAGCGTGCTTACGCAAAAATTCGTTTTTCACGCTCTGATTTTGCTAAGCAGTACTTAGATGACGTTAAAGACGGCATTTTGCGTGGTATTTCTTTCGGTTATCAAATTGATGATGCCGAGGAGAAAGAAGACGGGCTGCTTGCAACACGTTGGTCTGTTCACGAATTGAGCTTGGTTTCAATTCCAGCTGATCCGACTATTGGGATTGGACGGTCACTTCTTTCGCCAGATCCTGCTATGCCTGAATCTTCACAACCTGAAGACACTACTATTACAAACGAAGCTCCTGTTGAAAAACAGGAAACTCGTTCAGCGGTCACGACCGCATCTACACCCACTCCTGTTATGGAAGATCAAACTCCAAACCTGGAGGTGATCCGGTCGGAGGCTAAGAAGGCCGAGAAAGACCGCGTTGCCGCCATCAGTGCTCTTGGTGCTCAGCACCGCATGGCAGACCTGGCACAAGAGTTGATCGATGGAGATAACTCCATTGATGAGGCTCGTGCTGCAATCCTCGAAAAAATCGGAACTTCTCAAGTGGAACAGCCCATTCGTTCTACCGATGTCACTTCTAATGACCTCGGTCTTTCACAGCAGGAAACCAAGCGCTTCAGCTTCCTTCGCGCTCTCAACTATCTAGCAAGCCCTGGCGATGCAACTGCACGCCGTGAGGCTGAGTTTGAGATCGAGGTTGGCAGAGAAGCAGCCAAGAAGTACGACCGTTCCTCAAACGGAATCGTAGTTCCCAACGAGGTTCTGCGTCGTGATTTGAACGTTGGTACTGCTACTGCGGGCGGCAACCTTGTTGAGGATGTTCTGCTTTCTGGCAGCTTCATCGACTTGCTGCGCAACAAGCTTGCATTGGCTGGCGCTGGCATGACCACTTTGAGTGGCATCAACGGCAACATCTCAATTCCTAAGCAGTCTGCTTCTGCGACCGCTTACTGGGTTGGCGAGGGATCTTCTCCTACTGAATCCCAGCAAACCATCGAGCAGGTCAATCTCAGCCCGAAGACCTGTGGAGCTTTTGTTGATTACTCACGCAAGCTTCTGCTCCAATCGAGCATTGATGTTGAGCAAATGGTTCGCGACGACCTGGCTCAAGTTTTGGCACTTGAGTTGGATCGCGTCGGCTTGAATGGCTCTGGATCTTCCAACCAGCCGCTTGGCATCATTAACACCACTGGTATTGGCACTCAGTCACTGACCAGCTTCGGAACATTTGCCGAGTACATCGGCATGGAGACCGATGTTGCTGTTGCAAATGCTGACGCTGGCGCTCTGCGTTACATCATCAATGCTTCTGCTCGTGGCGCTCTTAAGAGCACAGAAAAGGCAAGCGGAACGGCTCAGTTTGTCTACGAGAACGATGAAATCAACGGTTACCCCGTAACCGTCTCCAACCAGCTAGGCAATAACGATGCACTGTTTGGTGATTTCTCTCAACTGATTATGGCTATGTGGTCTGGCTTGGATCTGACTGTTGATCCATTCGCTGGCGCTACTTCTGGCACTGTCCGCATCATTGCGCTGCAAGATGTTGACTTTGCTGTTAAGCAGCCTGGCGCTTTCTGCTTCGCCACTTGATCCAAGTGATCTGTCACATCGTTTCTGACTCATGAAGATTGAAATTCTGAGGCCAGTAATGATTTCCGGTGAGCCCGCAGCAGCGGGCTCCATTTTGGAAGTCGAAAACGGTGATGCCGTTACCTTGATTGGTTTAGGCAAAGCTGTTGAGCATCAAGTACAGGCTGAATCGCCTGCTGCTGATGAAGAGGCCCCTTCGTGCCCACCCAAAAAAACCACTACTCGAAAGAGGACTAAGGAATCATGAGCATCGGCAACACTCGGCGGACTTTGACCGCCTTGTCGTTTGCGCCTAACGACGTTGTCACCGCTACTGGCAACGAAACAGGCGTTGATCTTTTGGATTACGAGGGTGACATCACCCTAATTCTCGATGCTGAGGCCGGTGGCTCAGGCATCACTTATGCCGTCAAAGTGCAGGACTCTTCTGACAACAGCAGCTTTGCTGATGTGAGTGGAGCCGCTTTCACTACCACCACTGCTAACACTGCTTTGGTTGAGAGCCTGAGTGTGAACACTGATGAGATCAAGCGCTATGCGCGTGTTGTCATTACTGTTGCTGGTGGCACTGGTGCTGGCGCTGTGAGCGTCGTTGGCCTAGGTCGCAAGAAGTACAACTGATTTGTATTTGCTGCCCCCGCAATGCGGGGGCTTTTTCATATGGCACTTGATTTCCAAGAAGACATCGACGCATTTTTTGACACGCCGGGTTTCACGGTGCCAGTCGTTTTTGGTGAGACAAGCGGAGTTGGATACTTCGAGTCGCCAAACGAGATCATTGCCGACGGAGTCGTGCTGACGACTGACTACGCAGTAGTGGTCAAGACTTCTGATTTTTCTGCAGTCACAAATGGAAGTTCGATGACTGTTGATAATGTTGCTTATACGGTGCGCGAGCCAATGCTGCTAGATGACGGCAAGATAATGCGTGTGATGTTGATGAAGGATTAAATCGTGACCACAAAGCGTGAAAACATCCTTGCCGCTGTCAAAACAGCTCTTGCAGGCACTGCCGGAGTAGGCACGCGGATTTATAGGAGTCGGGTTGACCCTCTCAGTCGTGGCGAGTCACCTGCATTAATAATTGAGCCTGTTAGCGACACTCCTGAGCAGAACACAAGCCTGCCAACTCTTGATTGGACGTTGCGCATCCGTGTCGTTGTGATCGAACGATCCGACATCCCGGATCAAGCGGCTGATGACACGATCGAAAGCATGCATTCCAAACTGATGGCAGATTTGACTCTTGGTGGCCTGGCCATTGATATACAGCCTGCACAAACCAGTTTTCAGTTACTTGAAGCAGATCAACCTGCAGGTGTGATTTTCTGTGAATACGAGATTCGATATCGCTCGCAAGTTGCTGATCTGACTCAATAGTCAGTCAGAGATACGCTGAACCTAACCATGTCCTCCACTTACCATGTTGGATGAACACAGTGGTCACGGCGGGAGTTACCTCCTTGATCCTGAAACAGGCGTGCGCAC